ATAGTCATACGCTAGACCTACACTGCTATATTCACTAGCATGAATTCCCGATTTCTGTAAACGGTCTCTACTTAAAGCCCAACCCATGTTATGTGGTCCAGAGTTATAAGAAATAGCATCACTGTACCATTCAGGATCGGGACCGCGTGATACTCTAACAGTAACTCCACCTGCATTTTTAATAGCATCTAGCTCATTGATAAATCTGCAATCAGTGATGACTACATCATTTTTAGTTTGGCGTAGTTGATTTTCTAAACTAGCTACCCAAATACCATTGTGAAAGCCCTGTCTACAAACTTCAGTTCCCCAATATTGAAGAATCCAACGGGGAGTAAGATTGGGCATGTTTAATTTTTTAGCCCACCATTGATCAACTTCTTCTCGCCATTCTCTACTTTCTTTAGTAGTGCCTTCAAGTAGACTGCGATCCCAACCAAAGACCGCTGCTACGGCATCTTTTAGAGATGCAGCAAAGCTTAATTTTTTGAATCCATGCTTAGTAATAAGATATTCTGCAATCGTGTCCTTGCCAGATCCAATCAAACCAGTGATACCTATAATCATGTTGCCCCCTGTGAATATACTTATTATATTACAAAAAGACTACAAAATAAAGTATTTAGGTTATCCTTGTATCCATGTCAAGGGCTGGGAATAATCTACATATCTCTTTAGATCCTCAAGTAGCGCAGCTTGTAGTTCTTTGGATTCAGCTTTCATAGCTGAACCGTTTAATGTGGTGCCACCCTGAGGACCAACAATAGTACCAAACTTTTCACGGGCCTCACCTATGATACCTTTGACTACTGCTAATGTGAAGTCGCCAATCCAAACTCCAGCGCCTGGATCTTGTAGCAATACTTCTTCAGGTCGTTGTACATCGGCCCAAATAAGTATTCTTTCGCCGCTAGCTTTGGGATCACGGACAACTCGTAATACTTTTGTTACAGGATCAAATGTATAGATCACATATCCACCAAACATTCGGGCGGCAAGTTCTACATAACCCGCATAAAAGTCATAAGTTGCCATACCACCTGCGTAGTTATAATTTAGTAGGTAAGTATTAAGGATAGCACTGCTGAATGGATCAAATGACGAAGCTCCTGGACCTGTTTCTAATCCTACAGTCCTACGAAATAATGACCTAACATTGATGAATTCTTGAGGCAATGTATAAGTGTCAACATTTTTTAATACCGTCATTAGTGTATATGATTCTGCTGTGGCGTTCTGTGCCCGTTGACGATATATTTTAATTGCGTAATTGTAAGCGGCTTCTAGATGTCCTGGATCTATTTCCAAATCTACGATACCACCACCTAGTCGGTATTGTATATTTTGAAACATGGATTGTTTCAACTCATCTAGAGTCATTCCATTAGGTGTGTTTAGAGGATTAGCTGCCATAGTATATTACCCGTTATTAGTTATTTATCACGGGCAATGTACCTTTAAGACTTCAGTTTAAAACACAGGAATAAATCTTTGAGTGGATGATTCCAAGGATCGTTTACACCATAAGCAATATGACCAAATCTAATATCTTGGTCAATAGTGTCCTTACCTTTGATGGCAGTTTCACCATCAATACAGGTTAGTTCGGTGCCATCAGGTAATTGATCGAATTCTTCGGGTGTGAGTAGATAGAGCTTATCGTCCCATGGAACCATTATAGATCGCCCTCTTTGCGGTTCTCCGAGTAATGAGCATCAAATGTTCCGCCAGGATAGCGTGACTCTAGCTTACGCACATTCTCGGCAATCACTTCGTTAGGGTCAAGGTTTAGTGCTCGGCAAGCATTAATCCAATACCAAATAACATCCCCTAGCTCACGCTTCATGTGGAAGACATTTTCCTCAGTTAAGGGCTTGCCTTGAAAAAAAATCTTCTTGGGCACTTCGATAAATTCGCCCGCTTCTGCCGCAAGTCCAAGACAGGCAGTTAAGAGTAGAGGTACATTGATATCAGGACCATGTGTATGTGTTGTAACATCATAGTTATCATCTATCTTATCTAGTCTTTTAATAAATGTAGTTAAATCATTACTAGCTTCGCTAGTTACAGCCTCTACAAATGTTGAGTACTTGTTTAAATCAATATTTTTATTCATGTGTTTTCCTTATATTTTGGTTCCCAAAGTTTAGCAAATTTAAGAACATTAGGTAGATACTCGTTAGGTAGAGGTGGTGGTATCGCACAGGTCTTTCTACCATCAAGTGTATTATTTTCATGCCCTAGATAGGTAAAAGGTAATGCCGCAATTTTGTCAAATTCTTTTTGATTCACCCGTACTACGCATTTTTTGAATGAGTCAGATAACCACTCTGCATAGAAGTTGGTATGTTCTAATTTTGTAAAAAATAGATGAGCCCCTAACATACTATGCGCTACCAAGGTAGGTGTCATATAATCGGGAAACTCATCTAGTACGGCTATGTATAACTTCATTACCAAGCCTTTAGAATTACCATATCAGCATTGAACCTGCCTTTAGGCGAACTAGATACAGCCCTGATATCTTTGAAGAATTTACGGGCTGCGGGTTTGCTGCCCACAATTTCTTTAATCTGTTCAGTAGGTTTACGCAGGGTCTTTACTTCGCTTTTTAGTGTATCAAAGCCTAGTAGGCTGTTACCCTTGACAGAGAATGTTTTTGCCAGATCATCCGCCATGAAGTGATACATCCTACGCTTAGCCGTATCATACACCCAAGCCTCACTAGCAGTGAGTAGAGTTTTAGGATGCACCGATACTAGATTTAGTTTCAGGTTTTCATCTTTAAACTCTTTAAGATACTTGAGTTTTGCTACCACCTTCTCAGGAGGTACTGCCTTGCGGCGACGCGGGGCTTTAGTGGCCTTTTTATTGCTGATGTAGCTATTGATACTAGCCAGCATAGACTCAATAAACTTGATAGTATTCTTGACTTGAGTTTTGGTAAGATGTGAATACGCTTGTACTAGCTGAGGATCTTTGCCCTCCAATACCTCTTCATATTCTGCAAGCTTGCGTTTCCAAGCCTCAGTAATAATCGAAGTATGCTGGGGAAGCACATTGTACCTTGTAAGAAAACTTACTGCATCCGCTGGAGTACCTGATTTAGCTCCTGATAGATTGAAGTCATCCATGACACCTTCAAGCTCACCTGCCGCATCACGCGCCTTTTCTCGCATGATCTCCTGAACATTGGGACGGGTAGAAATCTCAATTTTGACTTTTTTCTTTCCAGTAATATTAGACTCTACTTTGACGATAGGAGCAAGTAGCCTAGCCACTTCAGTGTCAAGTTTCTTTTGTTCCTGTTCAGTAAGAATAAGACCACGCATAGTAAGCCTAGCTAGCCAACCAAAAGTGGGAATAGAAAATTCTTCATCACCAACCTTACCCATGATCTTAGCCTCATCAGTCTTACCATTATGGACAAGATACTGAATCATCAGGTCTTTTGCATCTTTTCGACCATAGAATCTGTTATACCAATGTAGTGAGGTTGCTAGAGTGCTGAACCTAACATTCTCTAGAGGTTGCTCATTGAACTCAGGCTCTCCACCAATACGAAGACTTTCAGGATCCTTGGGAGATAGAGCCTTGACAATATTGGGATTGATAGTTGCTGTAGTCTTACGGACTGAGGCTTTTACAGGGGTAGCAGATTTGCGGCGCATAGTTATCCTAAATGATTTCACAGTTTCCGCTATTATAGCAGAGTGCCTATTTATTGTCAAACTTTATGAACCAATAAAATACGATAAATAACTATATGCCAAAATTGTCATTATACCGTCCCAATAAACAAAACGATTATAGGTTTTTTGACCGTACGATTTCGGAGATGTTTACTGTAGGGGCGACTGATTTATATATCCATAAATATTTGGGTCCAGCCAATACGGGCCCATCTAACGATTTTTTGCAACCAGAATATGACGCACCTGATCCTACCCAAATACAAGATTTGCTATTTTTAGAGAATAGGGATAGGGTATACGATCAAAGTATATACAGACTCAGAGGTCATTATAATGTACAAAATTTAGACTTTGATTTGAGTCAATTTGGTTTATTCTTAAACAATGATGTAATTTTTATCACAGTACATTATAATGATATGATTGATATAATGGCTAGAAAATTAATGGTAGGGGATGTAATAGAACTACCTCACTTATTAGATTATAATCCACTAGATGAAAAGATACCTGTAGCATTAAAAAGATTTTACCAAATAACTGACGCTAGCTATGCCAGTGAAGGTTTTTCACAGACTTGGTATCCACATTTGTGGCGTATCAAATGTGAACCTCTAGTCAATAGTCAAGAATACCAAAACATATTAAACAAGCCTATCAACGAAGATAACTATCTAGGTAATTACGATCCAAATAAAACATATCCTCCAGGATATACAGTTCAATATGGCGATAAAGTATATGAAACACTAAAAGAAGTTCCTATAGGCAAAACACCACCTGACCCAGAATTCTGGAAAGAAATACCTAATGGTGGCACGCTAACTGATATTTTATCAACATATAATAAAAATATTGCTATTAATGATGCTGCCTTAAAAGAAGCAAAAAGATTAGTTCCTAAATCAGGTTATGACACAGGTAACTTATATGTTGTACCTACATATGGAGTCAAATCAGGAAAATTTGATCAACCTGCCCCTCCTATAAACATTGTAGCAAGTCCATTGGGACAAAGCGCAGTAGTAGGTACAGTGGTGCTTATGAAGGACCCTAATTACAAAAATAGCAGTCCAGTATTAAAGATATCTAAAAAAGCAATACAGAGTATTTGGGATATGACCGCCGATATGGATGGCATAAGTGATCCGCTAGATGCTTTCGTATCACTGAGTTTAGAAACAGATGAAATAGCACCTGACAGAACAAGCACAGGATCAGGTGCTGTTAGTGGTGAAAAAGTAATAGTAGCACAATCTAATGGTATTATACTAGGGCCTTATGGTACAGCAGACAATACTTATGCGACTGCCGATCAAGATCCTGAAGCACCAGGATTTACAGGAACTGCACCTTATGGTCCTAACACTATGGACTATCGTGCTGACTGTGATCCTAGATTTCAGTTTATTGCTCGTAGTAGTCCCAGAAGCTTTGGATATCTAACAGGATATTTAACAGGTGACGGAACTGCACCCAATGGATTTCCTACTGGAGTAGGAATATCTTTCCCACAAGATCCAAAAGTAGGCGATTATTTCTTACGAATTGATTACTTCCCTCAGCTTTTGTACAGATGGAATGGTAATTTATGGATAAGAATCAGTGAGAATGTACGCACAGATACAGGCTTTACTGAAAATGATGAATCTCAATTATCAAGCTTCATAAACAATAGTAATGTCACTGTGCTGACAAGCGGCGAAATAGTATCTCAGGCACAAGCACTATCTAAAATATTGACTATTGCTCCTGACGATATTCCGCCTAACGCATAAATCTCCTGATAAATAACTAACAAGTACTGATAAAGGAGATAAAGCCAATGGCGCAATACTTTCTATGATGCACAGATACGCAGATTCTTAATTCAATTTGCTAAAATATTTTCTCAATGGTATGTAACAAAGGGGCGAGACCCCAACGGTAATCCTATTTTTGTTCGCGTACCTATAATGTACGGTGATAGCAGTCGGCAAGCAGCCGCCATCATAGCAAATAATAGTGCTAGTAATTTGCCTAGCACGCCACTATTGACTTATTATATTACGGGCCTAGAGTATGATCAGCGTAGAACACAGGTACCTACTCTAGTAGATAAGTTGCAAGTTAGACAACGCACATATAATACTGACACACAAAGTTATGAAACTACACAGGGACAAGCATTCACAGTTGAACGATTAATGCCTGTTCCGTATACTCTTAGATTACAAGTTGATTTTTGGTCCTCAAACTATCAACAAAAGTTAGAGCTAACAGAACAACTAGGTACATTATTCAATCCTGCGTTAGACATTCAAAGCACTGATAACTTTGTTGATTGGGCCTCATTGAGTGTGGTATATCAAGATGGATTGACATTCAGTAGTCGTACTATTCCTCAAGGTACAAATAATCCCATTGATGTATTATCTTGGAAGTTTTATATTCCAATCTGGTTAAGTACAAGCGCAAAACTTAAGAAAATGGGGGTAATACATAAAGTGATTGCTTCAATACATAAAGGAACAATGCTACAAGATATACAAGATGAAGATTTATTGTTGGGTACAAGACAAAAAATTTCTCCGTATGGTTATAAAGTATTGCTGATAAACAATATGCTACAATTATTACCTAATGATGTAGCATTTAACCCACCTAATATATCTATTGAAGAGCCTGAAAGCCCCGACACATCTATATATTGGTCTTCTTTATTGAATGTTTATGGAACAATAAAACCTGGCATCTCACAAATTTGGTTACAAAATCCCTATATGGAGACAGAAATAGTAGGCACTATAGTACCTGACCCCATGGATGATAGATTTTTGATTTATAGTATCGATCCTGATACATTGCCACAAAATACTTTGGGCCCAGTAGATAGTATCATTAATCCGCAAATCACAGGACCTAACGCAGGATTACCTGGACCAGTGAATGGGCGTAGATATCTTATTGTTGAAAATATTGGTGCCCCTAATAGTCCCACAACAGCATGGGGAGATTTAATAGCCAATGCTAATGATATTGTAGAATATAGATCAAATATAGGAAAATGGGTTGTTTCATTTGACAGCGAGGCAACAAATAGTGTAGAATATGTTACTAATCTAACTACTAATATTCAATATAGATTTACAGACAATGTATGGATGAAATCATATGAAGGTTGGTACGGTGAAGGTGATTATAGCATAGTGATATAGTATGGAAAATACAAGTGCAGGAATTTTTTTCTACGCAGAGAATACAAAAAGATATCTTTATTTGTTGCGTAATGATCCCAAGAATATTAACAACTGGGGCTTACCAGGAGGTAAGATAGAAAAGTCAGAAACATTAATGACGGGGTTAATGCGTGAATGTGAAGAAGAATTGGGCTTCTTCCCACAGGATGGCAAACTTATCCCCATACAAAAATTTGTAAATAACACCTTTGTTTATCATACATTTTTTTGTTTAGTTGGAAGTGAGTTCATACCTAAATTAAATGATGAGCATATAGGATATGCTTGGGTAGCAGGTGAGAGGTATCCTAAACCTTTACATCCAGGTTTATTTAATATGATAAATTTTGATATAGTACAAGATAAGCTAGATACGCTTACAAAAAAAGCCGCATAATGCGGCTTTTTTTTAATGAAACAATTTTGATAAAGAATCTATTCCCAGATAACCAACGACAACACCGGCGCCCATTATCATCCAACGCCATTTTTCTAGTGCAGTATTTTTTTTATCTAAATTAGAGTGCATTTATTTATTACCCGCTATAACTTCTTTTAACATTTTTTGAGAATCTTCTGAAATGTTGTCTAATTTAGCATCTACCGCCCTCAAGTCTTCTTTGATATCGTTGAATTTTTCTTCGACATTACCCACTCTGACTTGAAGGACAGCGACTTCAGTATCCAACTTAGAAGATTTAGCCCGTTGTGTTTTCACGACATTGAGAGAAGACATGATCTATTATGCCTTATTAATGCTTACGATTGGGTAAGTTATACCTGCACTTGCATTTGCAGCTTCAGCAGCATTAAATGTGCCATAAGCAGGTGCTGCATTTTGAAGAACGGGAGCAGTATTACCAAAGATTTCAAGATTATGATCACTCAAGCTTTGTACATAAACTTGATCAGTATTTGCATAAGTTGCAATAATGTTCATAGTATTAGGAGTCAATGCTGTGTTAGCTACATTAGCTGTTTGGCACTGTGCAACTAAGCCGGTTGTTGCGCCTTGTACAAGATACTTTTGTTTACCTTTCTGACGAACTATGAAACCCGCTTCGTCATCTGCATAAACATATGAAGCATTCGTAAAGTTTACAGGGGGAAGTGCGGCCAATACAGTTACATCGATTCTAGCGTTTGCTGTTGCACTACCGGTTGTGAGTCCTTTTGGTGGACCGTATTGTTCATCGGATACTGTAAATGCGGATGCGTTAGCAATAGTTTTAACAAAGTACTGATAATTTGCAACCAAACCACCTGTTGGTGCACTGAATATAACTGGTGCACCAACAAATAATGTTTGTGCATTACCTGTTGTACCAATTACATTACCAGTAGCATTTGTATTAGCAACAGCAACAGTAATATAACCAGTGTTAGTTCCAACAAAACCAACTGTTGTATAATCAGTACTACCGTTAATATTTGCAGAAGCTACTTGAATGGCAGAACCAACTGACAATGTGTTAGCAAAGTCTGTTCCATATCCATAAATATTTAAATTGCCGGTGTCACCCCATAATCTACCTGTACCACTGATACCAATAGCAACACGGCATAAAACTTGACTGCCATAAATTGAAGTATTTCCACCAACAACACTATATGTATTTGATATACCTGCTGGATTATTAAAACCTGAATCTACAACGCCCACAGATGCTGCAACTGTTTGACCAGTTGTTCCTGAAAGATTGACAGGAGTATAAGTTGGATTTGCATTTAACGGTGTTGCTGATACGGTGAATGTTGACGCACCAGTAACATTAAGAATCCAATATGTTGTACCTGCAATCAGACCACCCACATTACTTGCTGTAACGAATGGCATACCAGCGATAATACCTTGACTTGATAATGTTTGTGAAACAGTTACTTCTTCTGTTGTTGCGTTTGTACCTGTGATTGTAAGCACGGCTTGTGCTTTAGCTATTTTTAACGGACGGCCCATTTGGTTTTCCTTTTTATTTAGATGTGGGTTCTAGCCACTACGCGGTGGGGACCGCATAAACTCTCCCCATGAGAGTATATGAAGCTATTTATCTAAAATCTGTATTATTCTGTACCGGTATTAGGGTGTGGCATACCAAGTTCAGTGATACTAAACACAGAATTTCCTCCGGCAACAATAAACGCAATATAATTTCCCTGACCTACAATAAAACTGCGTTCTACTGACATTGCTGGGATAATTTCACACGCTGTTAAGTTTGCAGTTACGCTTGAGTTACCCACTGCCACCGCAATAGGTGAACCGGTGGTAGCGATTCGTACTTTGTCAGTGGCTATTGCTGCCGATATTTGACTTGTTCCATTTGCTGTATAAATGTATGATGCCATTTTGTTTTTCCTATTATAATCTTCCGACTGCGACTTCAATGACGCCTTCGATTCCGTCAAAGTTTTCTAATGCTTTACCTATAATCGTACCAATTTTAGGTTCAAGAGAAGATGTGGCATATCCATTGCCTGCACTAACTATCATATCACCTTTACGAATTGCACCTCGTACTTTAGTTGGTACACGCCCTTGTAGAGCAATAGCCACTGCTATTCCTTGGCAAGTCGAATTCATTATATAAGCGGGATTAGTTGATACTACGCCTGCTACTCTTGGTGTCATGCCTTGTGCTAGCGTAACTTCTTTTTCGCCGCCAAATTCTAAAACAGTACCAGGTTCATAATCAGCGTCCGCCTCATAGTATTCTGCCAAGTCAGCATAAGTAGCTTGTAGTCTAGAACCTGTAGTCAGAGTCCAATTACCAGTAATGTTTCCAGGGTTAGTATTCGCGCCAGTTGTTAATTGCATGTTATTAGCACGGATAATTGAAGCATTTGCCAATGTTATATTACCAGCAGTGATATTACCTGCTAGTGATAATTGACCATTTGAGTCAAATACCATTGTATTACTACTATTAGAAGCGGTTACTGTTAATCCGCCTGAATCAGTACCTGGGGTAGCTAGTGTATAAAGTGGGTAATATGCAGTGCCATATGAACCTGCGTTACTACCAATTGTTATTGTTGGTATTGTAGAAGTATCTAGTTCTGATTCTACATACCAGTTATACGAATTACTATTTTGACCTATTACTAGAGAAGGAGTTCCTGTCGCAGAGTCAAAATACCATTGATATGCGAACGCACTGGTTTTATCAACTACTGCTTCGTTAACATAAAAAGTAGCGTTTGCACCAGAGATATTGCCTACTCTACTTAGCTTAAAGGTAGTATGGCTTCTAGGTCCACCTGAGTTATCAAATTGTCTAGTGGTATATACCTTAAGCACACCACTGTACATTCCATTGACTGTAGCAGGGGCGGGCATAGTTACTATTAGTCGATTTCCAGCTACCACGTTTGCATTATCTAAGAAGGTAACCTTAGAATATCTAGTGAACACCCCAACAGTTTCTACGTTTCCGATAGAAATATTATTAGCAGTGATATTACCTGTAGTACTTATGTTACCAACTGTAGTTGTACCTGTAGTACTTAAAGATGTAATGCCGGTTAGAGCACCAGTAAACGCTACGTTACCATTATCATAGAAAGTTACTCTATCAGT